GGCAATCCTATTTACGATAAAGTAGAGTACGAAGAAAAAGAAACTGAAAGAAAGAAAATAAAGGACATCCCGGTTCAGCGTATCTATCGCTGCAAGTGGGTTGTAGGCACTGATATTCTTTTCGATTACGGACTTGCCAGAAATCAGAAGCGCGACCCAAAGAACAAAGCCTGCGCTCAATTCTCCTTCCACATAGCGACGTCAGAGTTTTCTGATATGCGTGCCTACTCCCGGATGGAAAGCCTGATACCGTATATCAACGCGGCTCAGATAATGGTGTACAAGATTGAAGACACTCTGCAGCGCGGACACACTGGCGGCTACGCATTCGACCTTGATGCTTTGGAAGATATTGCCATCGGCGCGGCCGGTGGTGATGCAATGTCGCCGAAAGACCTGATTGATATGTTCATGGACTCCAACGTGATTGTGAGCCGGAGCAAGGGTGGCCCATACGGTGCCGGCAAACAGAATGGCAACGGCCAGGTAGCGACGTGGATTGATGGATTTACCGGTAAGGAACTGGTACAGTATTGGGACCAGCTTCGCAGCAACATCCAAATGATGAAGGACACGCTCGGGCTCAACGACGTGACCGACGGTTCTACTCCCAATTCGAAAAATCTCACTTCCACTACCGAGGCTGCCATCAACGGCACCAACAATGCGCTTGGCGACCTGTACTATGGCATTCAGGCATTGGAGAAGGCTCTGGCTGAATCCGTTGTTATACGTTCTCAGGATATTATTCGGGATGGGAAAGGTGAAGCATTTGCCGGCATCCTCGGCTCTGGCAGCGTGAAGTGGATAAAGGGTGTTCCGGATATTGACAAGTACACCTATGGTGTTGTTGTTGTGCCGCAACCTTCCCGTGACGAAGAACTGTTGTTCCAACAGGATATGACTGAGGCAATGAATATGAATATGATCACGATTGCCGACAAGCTGTTCATACGCAATATTAAAAACCTCAAGCAGAAGCAGGATTATCTCGCATACAGGGTCCGCAAGAACCAGGAGAAGATTCAGCAGAACGAACTGCAGAAGATGCAACAGAACGCACAAGCGCAGCAAGAATCTGCTCAGGCTACCTCTCAACTCAAATTGCAGGAAATCCAGGCAGACGCAAAAGCGAAGAAGGATGTCGCTACCCATCAGCATGCACTGAAGATGGAAGAAGAAGTGACAAAGGGCAACTACCTGTTGGAAGGAAAGCGTATCGACGCTACCGGCCGCGTGGAATCAGCCGACCTGCAGGCGCAAGGACGTTCTACTGACAACCTCCGTAACAACCTGACCAATCTTGCGAAGGAAGGGATGGAAGACAAAGCTGCTATCCTCCAAACGTCAGACTTAGAATCAGAAGTTGAACCGCTTACCGATGCAAATACGCCGCTCCAAATCACCATGCCGCAATTCCAGGGCTTCTCGTTCCTTCAACCGCCAGAACCGACACAGCCACAAGGGCAGCAGCCGATGTTACCGGAGCAAGGCATGGAAGGAATGATGGCTATGCAGGGTGGTGAAGAAAATATGTTGCCTGAAATGCAGATGCAACAGTAACTTTACAACTTGACCGTAATATAATCTGATACCAAATCAATATCATGGAACCAGAAATTAAATGGGGAGGCGATAGTGATGTTGCCATTGACCCAGCACACGAAGCCCCGGCCGAAACACCGACCGAGCAGCCAGCTCCAGAAGTGCCCGCTGTAGAACCTGCACCTGCAGTTGTCGAACCTGCAGCACCGGTTGTAGAAACTCCTGTCCCGGCTACTCCGGAAGCCCCGACGCCAGCGGTAGCCGCTCTTGCAGTGGAACCTGCGCAGCCAGCACCAACAGCCGCGCCTGCACAACCTGTTGACCCTTTTGCTGCTCTCGGCATCCCAAATGACGAGTACCACCAAAAGCTGATTGAGGCTGCGAAGACCGGCGACCTGCAGAACTTCATTAAGTCGCAGGCGGTAGATTACAAAAGCATGACAGCGCAGGAAATCCTGCGTGAAGATATTCGCAGAGGCCTGCCTGACCTTACAACGGCTCAGGTTGATCGCCTTCTGCAAAAGAAGCTCGACCAGCAATATCAGCAGGGGGACTATGAAGATGACGATGTAGCCATCGGTGCGAAACTTATGGAGCGGGATGCCAATAAACTCCGGGATGGATTTATTGCTGAACAACTCGCATACAAAGCCCCGCAGATTACAGACCCATCCATAGCTTTTCAGGAGCAAATGCAAGCTCAGCAGCAGCAGATGGAGCAAGAAAAGGCCGCTTTCCAGCAGCGTGTTGAAAACGACCCAGGATACAAACAGTTCGGGACGAACCGTGTAGTAGAATTGGGTAGTGGTGACGACAAGTTTAATTATGCCGTCCGCGACAACGTTGATGTGATGGAACAAACGATGGACATCAACAAGTTTGTGTCCAACTTCCTTGACCCGGACGGGCAGGGTGTTCCACAGTTCAATCTGAAGAAATGGCTTGGTGTACTGGCCTATGCCAACAATCCGGCTGCCTTTGAAAAGGCGCTGATTGACCATGGTCGCACCCTTGGCACCAAGAATGCTGATGCGGAACTGCGCAATCCTGATAGTGTTGTTGCCGGTATCAAACCAGCGACGACCGACCCGAATGCTATTAAGTGGAAAGCATCCAACTAAACCGAAAAACTAACTCAACACCATGCCACAAGGTACATTTACTGGTAACTACGCAGGCGTCCCATCGCTGCTCTACCAACCCGACATCCGTAAAGAGCTTATCAAGCGCTACCAGGATGATGATTTCGTCAACTTCCTCGACAAGACCGGTGCGTGGACAAAGAAGACTGACGACAAGTTCGTTACGGCCTTTGATAGTCCGCTGAACATCGTTGTTGACACCACTGGTGCGACAGTAACCAACTCCGGCACTGCGACCGTGACTGTGACAAACCTGCAGGGCGCCAACGCCAACCAGCTTATCGTTGGTAAGATGGTGATGTTCCCCAACGGCCTGCAAGGTCGTGTACAGACTGTTACAACCACCACGCTGGCAAACGATACGGTAACCATCCGTAGCACTGCAGCCGGCAACCCGAACCTGACCCTCGTTGCAGGTGGCATCCTCGTTCCTTACTCCAACCACCAGGAAGAAGGCTCCCTGCAGCCAGCTCCTGAAATCTGGCCACTGACTACTCTGACCCAGCTGATCGGTATATTCCGTAAGACTGGTGGTATCACTGACGTAGCCCGTGCCCGTAACAACGGCTCTTTCCGTCTGGAAATTGGCGGAAAAGAAGCAATGGGCTCATGGCAGGCTGTTCGCACCCTGATGTCCCACCGTGCTGACATCGGCTATGGTCTGCTGATGGACGAAATCACTGACCCGAACTTCACCAATACCACTCCGACTGTTGTTGGTGCCCAGGGCTTCGGTGTTCAGTTTGGCCGTGGTCTTGTACCAACCATCCGTGACTTCGGCTGGAACTACAGCCTGACTACCCTCGGTACGCCTACGCTGGCTGACCTCGAAGGTATCACCAACCTTATCACCGCCGTTCGTGGCGCTGACGAATACATGTTGGTAGGCTCCCGTGCCGCTGTTGCCCGCATGAGCTCCTTCTTCAAGAACCTCGGTTCTGCCGGCCTCACATCTGTACGCATGATGGTCAATGGTCGTGAAGTTGACCTGACCGTGGAAGAGTTCACCTTTGGTGGCCGTACTTTCCGCATGGCAGCCTGGAACACCTTCGACAACCAGCAAGTGCTGCTGACTTCGAACGCTGTTTCCAAGACCCTGTATGCAATCCCTTACGGTACTGCCCACGTTTACTCCGGTGGCGGCAAGGACGTACCTTACATGGGTGTTGGCTACCTGCCAGTGATTCATCCTGGTGATGGTACTGAAAAGCAAGCTGAGGTTCACCTCGGTGCCCTGGCTGTAAATCCTACAAGCGGCACTGCCCGTGAGGATTGGGTTTACGAAACCATGTGTGCGCTTGACATTGCCAACCCTTATATGTTTGGCAGCATCCGCGTCCTCGCATAAACCAACTGATAGCCGCCCTGTCTTAATGGGGCGGCTATTATTTACTTCGTTTACCAACAAAAACACCATCATACCAAAATGTTACAAGCCGAAATTGATGGCAAGTGGGGTCCGATACCAAAGGAACTCTTGCCCGAAATCCCCGCAGAAGGAACGGTATCTGTGTACGAGTTCGTGTACAGCTTCCCTGACTTTGCCACAAAGAAGAAGTCCTGGCAGAACCATGTCATGATTCATCCCATCAGCAAAATCCGTGATAAGAAAGGCCGGATAATCCGCATCGGTCTTGTTGGCGGCATCGACACTGTTGGCAATCTGAAGACGGAAGAAATCCGCCAGCTGCACTTCTACCCGCAAAACACCCGTGGCCGCATCAGCATTGAGGCCGGCAAGAGCGCTGAGCAAGACGAGCTGCAGCAATACCTCGAGCTGACTTCTCAGAATGAAAGCAGCCCATACCGCGATACAGCTGTTGAGCCTGTAATCCGCAAGGTAGATTTCGTTGGCCGTGCCAAGAAAGACCGTGCTGACCGTGAGAAGAAGCGCGATGCAATCGGCTACGCTTACAGCCTCAAGAAAGACGAAGACATCACTCGTACAGCTCTGCTGTTGGGTATCGATTCTGACCGCGACCTTGAGCTGGTGATGAACGACATCGAAAAGCAGGCCGAAGAAAACCCGGACAACTTCATGCAGGTGGTGAATGACCCGAATGCAGACATCCAGGTTGCGTATGCGGAAGGCATGAAGAACGGCAACCTCGTTTGGGACCCGATTCTGAGCCAGGTAAAGTGGGGCGCCAACAACGCCAGCATCATGCAGGTGGCCAACGCCGGTGAAGCGAAGTCTGAGTTTACGAATTTCGTGAACAAGGATGGCAACGGCAAGACTGTCTACAGCCAGCTGCTTACCCTCAATGGAAAAAATCCTGCTGAGGACAAGCCTGCTGACGAAACGGGAAGCAAACCTAAAAAGTAATACCCACGCCCTATCTGCTGTGAAGTAGGTGGGGTGTTGGTATCAAGAAAGGTCGGGGTGATGCCCGGCCTTTCGCTATTTATAAAAGCCCGTATGAAAGCAAAGATATTCGCGATGGTTTCCCATGAGAAGGTAGAAATGGGGGAGAGAAACTTTGAGGTTATGCCGTGCGTTGGCGACAGCATAGAGCTGCAGAAAACCCGGTGGAAGGTGCTGAGCCGCTACTTCCCGGAAGATGGTCCTGTTGAGCTCCTCTGCCTGCCTTTCCTTATTGGGCCAATATCTGATTTGCCGGAGTCATAGGATTTACTATATTTGTGGTGAGAGGGTAAACAGGTGTAGTTCGCCAAAGGAACGCCTATTCGTAGGATTTATTGAACCTCTCAAACAAAGGTGAGAATCAGCCTGCCGAGCCTGCGGCGAATCCTTTATAGGAATCACCCATGCACTATTGTAAAGTCAATCCCGCTTAACGGCGGGTTTTCTTTTGCCCGTACTATAAGGTGCAATGACAACCATTTTTGACGCATACCAACTTGTTCAATTCATTCTGGATAAAGACCGGAATGGGTTTGCCTCGCCGGCCGATGTGTCGAAAGCGTTGGAAGTTGGACAGCAGACAGTTTACGACCGGTACTATGCTTTTAACTACGGCGAGAACCAGGCTTCTGTTGAAGCGCTACGCCCTTTCGTGAAGGTAGTTCCGCAGACAGCGAGTGCCACAGGCTTGCTCACCGTTCCTGCTGACTTTGTGCATGTGCTCAGTATCAACTCCACGGATGATGCAACTGTTTACGAACCGGTGCTTCAGGTCGAGCTGAGCGACGCGATAAAGAGCGTTCTGTACCCGATTGCTGAATGGCCGAAATACATGGCTATTTCTTCGGGCCTGCAGATCTACCCAAAGACGTATGCTGATGTGAGTCTGCATTACCTGGCACGGCCGGTTGCGCCTGTTGTTGGGGTGACTGTGACGGGCAACCAGGAAACGTATGACCCAACCACAAGTGTTCAGCTGGGTTTCGACAATAAGTATTGGGTGGAAATCATTGCCGCCAGTTTGCCTTACCTCGGCGTGAATCTTTCGGATGAACAAGTAGTGGGTCTGAGTGGCGTGTACAATCAAATGACTAAGAAACCGTAATGGCAACGACAAAGGCAATCATGGCGGAGCAAATCTACCGCATCTTACAAGGGGGTGTTCCTTCCGAAGTAAGGGCGCGTGTGGGCCTGCCGGAGATAAAGGCTGCCATCGGCAATGCCTGTGGTGGTCTGCTCAAAGCAAGCCATCTCGATACGGTTCTGAACATGGATGGTGAAAGCATTCCTGATGGAAGTATGATAGCTGTGTATGAGAATCGGCCGGTGGAAAGGGTACCGGGCAAAGGCTCTCCGCAAGCGCGTGTACAGCTGCCGGCCAATCCTATTCAGATGCCTGAGAAGATGGGCGTATTCGCAGTGTATCCGAGCGGGAGGCGTGACGAAGAATGGGTACCGCTGCCGGCCGGGGTGTATGGTTTCCTCAAAAAAGACCGTCTGCTCAATCCGCTCAACCGCCGCTGCTACACCTGGGGTTCCAATCGCTTCCTGACCATCCACGACGATCTTATTGGTGCCGGCATTGATACTGTGGACATCGAACTTTGCGTGGCTGATTTGTCAACGCTTGGCGATAATGACCCGTTACCGGTGCCAGGTGATATGGAACCACAACTGATACAGACAGTGCTGCAGATATTCGGATTTGAGGTACCGACGAACAAGAAGCAAAGTGATGAAGTAAGTCCTCCGGGCGCAAAGAATTAATCCATGGCACAAGCAAAGGGCGCGTTCATCAGCGTAGATGAAATAGTAAACAGCTGGCTGCTGAAGCGTGGTAAGACAATTCATTCTTACTACCGTGCTTTGGTATATGCAGCTGAGTGCGTGCGTGAATTGGCTCTGACTACCATTGCGCCTGTACAGCACACAATATTACAGCGAGATGCTGGTACTCCGTGGTGGGAGCTCCCGGCCGGCTACACCGATTGGGTAAACGTTGGTGTACAGGTTGGTGGCTACTACCGGCGCGTGGGTGTGACTGACAGGCTAATTCCGGTGCCCGGACTGAAAGGTTCGTCTGAGTTCAACAATGAATTTGGTCCTGAAGCCGGCGGACAACAGTGGGCTTCGTGGGCGCAGAATGGGCAGGTTGATACGCCGGCATCCTTCAACAAAGCTGACTTTGCCAAAAAGCAATTGCTGACGGCTCCGTTCAGCAAGAATGTGGTGCCGAACAATGGCAACAGCCTGGCAGAGCAAGGACTGTTCTCGCTTGGCGACTTCATGGACTATGGCTATGGCTGGCGTTACAGCGGTATGCCCACCAACTTCACCTTCGGGTTTGGCGCAGCTCACCGGGTGGATGAAGTATGCTTCAATCCTGAGGCTGGCGTTATCATGTGCAATCCCGGGTGGGGTGCTACGTCGCTGTTCCTGTCGTACATTGGGGTGGGCAACATCGATACCATGAGCAATGTGCCTTTGATGGCCCAGGCTACTGTGATGGCCTACATTGACTGGCAGTGGCAGAAGAACAAGCGTCGTGGAGAGAACGTAGTTGGATTGGAAGTCGAGTTCGACAAACAGCACCGTATTCTCCGTGCCCGTAAAAACGACATCACCACTACCGATCTTATCCGGTCGGTCAATTACCCGGCTTACTCTGGTTCTGGATATGGTGGTGGCGTAAGTTCTTACAGCCAGATACCGCCGCTGCAGGTTGTCAATTCGCAGTCCAATGATTTCAACATTGTGCTGGATGCAAGCAATAGCACGACTACTACAATCACAAGCCAGCAGATTGCCGGCAACGTATTATGGATAGCTTACGGCAACCAGCAGTACAACACTGGCGATTTCAGCCAGAACGGCACAACGATAACGCTTACCAATGGTAACGTGCTTACTTACGGCCTTACAGTAACAATACACACCCAGCAATGAAATACCTGATATTCATTCTTTTTCTCTTGCCGGTAAAAGCAATGGCTCAAGGGCCAATAATCATTCGCTTTGCGAGTACCGCTGGCCGGCCAGATGATACCGCATTTACCGAGAACCTGCGGGTAAACAGTAGTGTTCGCCTGCCATTCTACGGGACTGCCGATACTAGCAAGGTGCTTGGTATTGATGCCCAGGGCCGGCTTACCATGCGCACCAAAGGCAATGCTACATCAGGTATCTCTGGGCTGGTGCTGAATAACATACCGCGTGCTGCGTCTGGAACGACCCTTGCCGCGAGTAATATCTGGCAGGTTGGTTCTTATACTGGCCTTGCCAATAGTAATCCCACAGCAACGCTGGACGTGATAGGCACGATAAAGACAAGCATCCTGGCAGAGTTCACCGACGATGCTGCCGCAGCTACCGGTGGAATCGCTGTTGGTCAATATTATCGTACCGGCTCCTTCGTGAAACAGCGAATAAATTAATCGCGTTCGTATTATCTCGTAAATCCTACAACTTACAACCATGCCTTATAAAATTTCCATGCAGGGTAGCTCTGCCCTCTTTCAGCAGTATGACGAGGACGGCGATCCCGTCGGGA